GGTCAGTCTGACGAATCGTAAATGATTGGAGCGTGACAGTCGTCTGCGTTCCCGACACACCTGAACCCGCAAGATTATAAGTTGAGCCAGCGATAGGCGAGGGAGCTGCGCCGAGAGTGGGAGCCGCAGTCAACGGAGAATCGATTGTAGGAATATTCTTGTATATCACAATCGGCTCCGGCTGAATTACAGGCGGTGGAGTATACCCAACTGTCCATGAGATTGCCGACGCTATCGAGAAAATTATTGAAAAGATGTTCATATGATTATTATAATTGTTATTTGTGAATAGTAATAGGACGGCGTGGGGACAGTGTTTGATTCCCGCCCCTCGCTATGATGGCCCAGTAAAAATCGGCATCGTTCGACGAGTAGGTATCGCCTATTCCGAAATAGTCCTCGCGGGCAAGGTCGAACACCACATGGAATCGGCGAGCATCCGATGGCGGCACGAGCAGACCGCCCAAGGGTTGCGTGGCAAGCGGCGACTGCGCGAGAGAGTTCACGGCGACTGTCCCCTCAAGGATATCCTCATCATCGCCTTCGATTGTTTTGTCTACGGTAGCCGTCTGGCCTTCATCGTAATTTAGCGTAAGCTCCACCTCGGCGTTCTGGGTTATCTCGCCCTCCACGAACCACTCATCGAGTGTTTTCATTCGTGTCCTGTCAGACGTTGATTTCGCTCCCTGAACCTTCCTGTCGGGCGGATAGATTGCGATACATTCGATAGGGAGCTTGTCCTCGGCGGCCATACCATCGTACTGGCCATCCGATCGGCCATCAAATAGCAAATAGGATTCTGCTACCGAATAGGCATGACCGTACAAGCGCGGGCCATCGCCATCTGGGTCAAATATCGACATCGGGCCGATAGGGAAAGTCTGCGGTGGATTCCAAAACCTGCGGAGCTTTCCGTCAGCATCCTCTAGGAAATTGAGCATCCACATTCTCTGTCCGGCCGGTGCGGTGAAGATGAGAATATTCTTAACCCATATTCCGAAAGCATCTGTCCAATCCTCGGCATCGAAGTCCGGCTTGATCGGGTTGGAAAATGTCTTAGGGTCAATGCCACGAAGCTCATCGGGATTTCCGATGATGCGGAGCGCGACTTCATTTGAGAGGTATGCAAGGGAATCACCTATCGGCACGACAGTTTCCTGCGAGAGCGCCCCTTGATTTATTCCGGCATCGACGCGCTTGATTTTCAAGGTCTCGGCCAAGGTCGTGCTAACCGTGATCTGGGCGTATTCGAGCTTAAAGATGAAGGAAAGCCCAGAGAACACCACGGGGAGCTTCCCTACGCTGTTTATGGCCCTTGTGGGGGCGTCTAGGGTGAGCGTAGCGCCCTCCCCTGACACGCGTGGGGTAGATTGTGCCACCGAAGTGTAGTCGCTGTTCTTTGAGACATAGACGAGGTTGTCGGAGTAAGAGCCGACGAGTATCTGATTCTCGAAACCGAAGATGACATCATTCGTCCGATTTGCGGCCGGCTTGTTCGTTTGCGTCACTATTGTCTGCACAAGAATATCACCCGCAACAAGACCTGTGGTGTCGGCGATTCCCGTGACTGTGGTTGTTCCCGTCCCTCCTGTGTAGGTATAAGTCGTCCCCGTTCTGACACAGGTGAACGTCATATTGCGTGCCGTATAGAATCGAGCCTGCCCGAAAGTGAGCGTGCCCTTCTTCGTCACCGTGGTTCCTGTAATAGAATCTACAACCGCCACAGCTCCGTTCCATTCGTAGAGATTCGCGTCGCCACAGCACATCACTTGCACGTCTATTTTTTCCGTGGTGTCGTACCAGTTGCATTGCCTGAGTTTATTTGTCGTTGAAAAAGCAGACGACACATTCGTCCAGGCATCTATCGCCACACCATCAACAGTCCCGAGCCAGACTTGAAGGACACCATCATTCGTGCGTTGCGCTCGTTCAACACCTGTCGATGTTTCCCACGTCCATGCGTTCCTTGTTGCGGTGAGAGTGGTCGCCGCAACTCCGAGACGAGAATATCCACCGCGCGTGATGACTTTGCGCTGTTCGTCTATCAGCACATTCTTTGAACCCGCCATAAGCAATCGAGTATCCGTATTCGACGGATCACTACTGCTTTGATAACCCAATACTTCATCTGATATGGCGTAATTTTTCATGATTTATTTACCACCTGCCTCTTGCCGGTGTCGAGCCGGTTCGTCCGCGCTTTTTCATTACGAGCGATGGGTACACGCCTTTATAAGTCGGGTATAGCTCCTTGAGCTTGGCCTCGGCGAACGTGATGTCAAAGGCGCTATCACTTCCCTCCATTTGATGCGCCATGTCTTTCAAACATTCCATTAGGAAAAGAGGAAGTGTGTCGTTGTCTATCATCACATAGTCATCATCCGTGACCGGCTGTGAAATCCACGAACCCGAAGTCGCGCTTTTGTAGAGATACTTCGAGTAATACTTCATGTCGAAAGCCCGGCCGACGGAGAACAAGAGATTGTCTACGCGGACATTCGCAATCGCCGCCGTGACAGTAAGCGTGAGCTTGAATGAGTCTATCGTCGCAGGATCAACCGTTCCCGTTTGAGTGGCCGTTGACCACGGCACTTTGATGAGATTCCACCCTGCTTTGAAAGCCGTGCCATCTGCCTGCGCAGTCTGAGCCACACCAGTCCAGTAATTTGTGGTGAGGTCGTTACCCCAGATCGCGGTCACGGAAGTCAGAGCTGTGGCAACTGGTAAGAATATCGGGAAGATAACATCGCCCCTCGTGCTTTCGTTTGTCATGTCCACCGCTGTCATTCCCGTATTCTGTATCCCGTCACCAGTCGCCGCGACATCGAACCTGATCGAGCCAGAGCCGGAAAACTTGGTGATAGTGTCGAGCGCAAGATTCGTTGCTCCCGCAACTACTGCCCACGTTCCATTTGCCGTGAGCGAGTTCATTGCGTTGAGAACTTTTGCCGCGTTGGACTTCCAGTTTATGCGAGCGATTTTTACACCCTCACTACCTTCAATGGATAGCGTGCGATTCCTCATAGCCTTCTCGCGGTCAAAGCGGCCCGCGCCGTCCCTGAAAGCCCTGTCCCACAGTCCCCTGTCGCCTTCGGGAATCAAGTCGATGAGCCCCCCGAAATCTGAAGCCAGAGCATAGTTATTCAAGTCATCGTGGATGTACGCGGCAAGTGGAGCCGAGCGCATAGATTCCAACGGATGGCATTTCAACAGGAACGCAGAAGCCGAACGCTCAAACATTGCGTAAATATTCCGCACTTTATTTAGCGTCCCCGAATGACCAAGGCTCGTCATGTGGGTCTTAATTTGAGTGACAGTGAATGACATGTATTTACTTCATCTCCTTGTTAGGAATAACCTCACCCCATACATTACCTGGAGCACCAGTCAATTTTGCATTCACTCTGACGTATCGCGTTGGCATCGGGATATTGAATATCTTTGTAGTCGTTCCAGCCGCAAGCGTCCTTACAAACTTTATATTTCCAAGAGTGAGATCGACAGAGCTAGGATACCCTGTTGAGCTTTGCGTGTAATTGTCCTCGTACCATTCACAGAATGTTGGTTGCGTTGTGCAGTTATAACCAGCCTGTCCCTGCGAATACTCATACCAGATATTGAACACGGCCGAAGTTGATGTCGCTGACAACCTCAGAGTAAGTGCCGCATCGAGAGCCTTTGTATTTGCTGACTGAGTGTTCACATAATAACTGTCATAGTAAATGACCGACGTTGACGCTGTTGCTGCCTGCATGAATACTGGGGAAGTTGATGCCGCATTATTCGTTGTGGCAGAAGCAGGGAAAAATATCGGATTTGCTTCAGCCTTCTCAACTGGAGAGAAAGCGAAAACGAACGCAATGGCAGCCAATAGTCCGACAAATCCGCTCGCGTATAGTGATAGTTTTTTCATTTTATATTTAAGTTAATTTTTAATCTTCTGTAACTTACCCGTCGCCTCCCCCGGTAAGACGCGGGGAAGGAGCGGGAAAGCTACCTAATATAGAACCACTGATATTTAATACCTGTGGTCGTAGCAAGCGCAAGGTTCGCGCCTGTGAGATTCGCCACCCTAAGAGTGAGATATCCCGCAGTCGATGAACCTGTTGCACTCACCACACTCAACCCACCGAAAACAACAGTCGATGACGCTATTGGAGCGGCGAAGACTGCATCTCCGGCGGCCCAAACCGGATTGGTAAGGGCTACTGCGGCCGGAGTGGCCGAAGTGAGCGGATTTGTTGCCTGACAATCAGCAACGAGCGTGCTCGAAGCATTGATTGTCGGAGCGGAAGGAAGTGTTGATGCCGCAAATAGATAACACTCACCTCCCCAAATACCTGCCGTGTTTTTTCCAGTCGAACCGACCTTCAAGGTTGTACCAAGAACCTGTCCGGCCGACGGCGAAGTGCTATTTGCGCTGATTCCGTTCGGGAAGCGCGAACCCGATGCACCGAAGCTCTCGCCCGGTGACTGACGCTGATTGCCACCAACCAGCGCCACGGATCCGACGATAGCAGCGTACACCGCCAATATCGCAATGATCCCCGTGATGAGTTTGTTCATATGGTTGATGAATTAGATGGTAATCAGACTAAGAAGCTGCCGAGCCGCTCGACGAGGCCAGGGCTGTCCATGTTCCCGGGAACGCGACCTCATGATACTTATACCTCAAGGCATAAGAGTCATTGGCCGACTGCTCCGGTGTGATCATGCTTGTCGTAAGGCCATAAAAGACCTTGCGAGAAATCATGTGGTTCCTGCCGACGAACGTGTACTGCGTGTTCGCATTCGTGGCACTATTGTACGTCGAGCCAAGATAGATCGAAGATGCTATCTCCACCGCGCCGTAATCGGTGTCAAAGATGTTGAGGTTGTTCTCAGCAGAGTTCGCGATGAGCGAGCTGTTGAGTACCTCCTTCATCGTCTTGTAGAGCAAGAACGGACCTACTGCGCCCTCAAAGACGTGACCGCCTGGGTCGCCGTCCTGAGACTTCTGGTTGGCCAGAGAGACAGTAAGCGTCCATGCGTTGTCCGGGGTGAGTACTCCGGTCTCAAGGTTATCTACCGTGAAGCCCTTGAGTGTCGTGTGGCTGTTCGACGCCGTGGCCTGACCATCAGGACAAGTGAAGAACGTGCCTGCGGCTACGTCACCATAAGTCCTGGTGACTGCCTTGAAGTCCTGCGTCATGCGAGCGCGGTCGCCGATCTGGCGGCCGAGTTCCGAACGCTTGTTGACCTGATCTGCACGGAACGCCTCGTCAGAAATCGGCACCTGCTTGGTGTATTTCTGTGAAGTGCGTGCAGTCTGGTTGCCGATGAAGGAATCGGTATTGGCGATGTCCTCCTGTTCACCCGTCTCGTCGAACATTCCGACATTGGAATCCTCGTCGTAGATAAATGCGAGCTTGCCACCTGTGTCTCCGTTCTTGAAAAAGAACGAGTTGCCTGCCGAGATAGAGGCTCGTGCCGAGCGAAGGGCGCTCGCTACGCAGGCTCTTGTCCTCGCCCGTTCGATGTCTACCTCTGACAAAGAGGCTGAGCTTGTGGTTGCAAAGTGGAGCAACCGCTCTTTCCCGGAAGGTTTATCGCTTTCCGACCAGATCGAGGAGGCTTTTGCTATAACGCACCGCAAGAAGCTCATTGGAGAAAGGAATGAGGCCGTCCGCGCGCTCAAGGCCAAGGACGTGATAGGTAGGAACGGTGCTGGCTCTCACAGAGAGTCCGTATCATTCCAAGAGCCTAAGATAAAACCTCAGGACGCCGCCGCAATTAAGGCCGCTGGCTTTGCGTGGAACGGCACAGCCCGTCGCTACGAGAAGAAGCTGTCAAACGGCGATACGCTCGTCCGAGATCCTAAGACCGGAGCTACTCAACACATCAAGAAATCTAAGTAGTCCATAGCAGTATTATTATCCGCTAATAAAATCGCCCCGCGAAATAAAACTCGCGAGGTAGCTTCATGCTACAAAAGGCGAAAAATAAAACATGAATAAAATCAACAAGTTCGGCGTCGAGCAGTACAGCCGCCAGTTTGGTAAGACCGCAGGTCTCATCAACAAGGAGCGCTGTATGAACTCGCACGGCGATATCTCGGTAGTCGGTATCTCGGGCGGCGCAAGGCCGTTTCGTATTGCCGCTTCAGCGACCCGCTATTATGCAGGTGAGCCGATGATGAAGACACCGACCTATTCAAGCGGTGCGGCAAGCGTCAACACCATCACCGTTATAACAGATGCCAAGCCAACAGTCGCCACCGATGAATTTATTGGTATTGCGGCAAAGGATGCACCGACTCTTCCGACGACACTTGCGGCTCACACCACATCGGTCATCGTGCCAATTCCGAGCATTACGATTCTACGCGGCCGTGCCAAGACAGCAGCCAACGTCGATACAGATGCTGAGCTTCTCCTTATTTTGGGAGACTATGTTCTGTTCGATTTGACATCAGCTGTTTACACGATTGACGATACAGCCGCAGCTGACACAGCTGGCTTGCAGATCGTGAATGGCAACCCGGCGAAGAGCACTCTCGATGTCACAGTCGATGCTCGCGCCATGAGGCTCAAGGTAGCTTAGTAGTCTGAATTATTAGTAGTCATTATTCGCTAATCATTAACATAATTATATGAACCCAACAGGCGGATTTACGGCTGGGTTGAGCCCTGATGCGGTTAAAACCGCCATCGACGGCGCAATGTACGAGGAGTTCACTCGCGTACAAAACCCGGGCTATCTCTCGGCAGGCAACTCGTTCTTTTTCAAGAACGGAGACACAGGTGGCAAGCTCGCATTTATCTACGACGAGGATTCCAATGTCGGAATGTTCGACGAGACGGGTGAACAGGAGGACATCGAGAGTGCTCTTCGCCGGGTTGCCATTCACGATCTGCAAGCCAGCTGTGTCAGCTGCGGCTGTA